AGGAGTTGTATAGGTTGTTAATAATACAAGTAAACTTTTTACAATTCTAAATAACTTATCAATTAAAGTTTCCTTTCTTTGACTCATAAAATTGTTTTCCATTTCTATAACATTTTCATGTTTTTCTGATAGATCTACTATATTATAAATAACTTCTCTTCTAAGAATATTAGCATCGTAAACTGCTTCAAAGTGTTTATTATAAAATTGGCTGACTTCTTCTTTAGTACAGTAACTCAAATGCCATTTTACCTCTGGTAAAGTTTCAATTACATTTGTTAAATCTGCATGTAATTGTAAAATGGTTATTGAAGTTGCTATTCTTCTAGATGAATATCGGGAAGTTAATGCCGACACTATAAATGTATCAATTCCATCTTTAAAACGTACAGATTTTTCAATAAATTTGTGTCCTTGTTGACCAAAGACGACACATATTGAATTTTTACTAACTGCAGGTTCTATAGAACAATTTTGATAATCCAACACCCAAGACATTTCTGTTTGGGGCCAGATAAATTCACCAGATTTAACTAGTTGAACTCCATTTTCTGTGCGCCACATTTCCTCGCCAAGTTTACCATAAGGTCCTTGATACAATTTACCAAACCAAAAAATTAAACGATGTTTTTCCAATAATTCATTTATCACAGAATCGATCAACTGTCTATTTCCGAAATTGTATACATTATGAAACATTCCATAATCACATACTACTTCATCGATAGGTTTATGTTGATCTCTGATCATTTTTCCTGGATTATTGCAATACAAATTTAAATTTTTGTACACATTGATACGATTAGATCCAAAATAGTCCATTACACCGGTTTGCCCTAAAGGGGTATACGCGCGTACAATTTCTAATACTTTGTCTTCAATTATATCATTGTCTTCCCAATTGTCTTTGACTTTTATGTCTTGTTTGACTTCTACAGGTTGTTCATTATCGAACACATGTAATACGAGCATACCTAGAACCACGATGTTTCCTGAATCTCTTAATAATCTACGTGTAGTATACATATCTTTAAGTAATCCTATGAGCTTGTGGTCTTCATATTCCCAAGCTTCAATTTTGTGGGACACACTTAATTGATATCTTCCATCTTCATGTAAATAATTATGATGCAATTCAAATCTCTTATTAAAGAACATTGCTGAAAATGCTTCATGATTCACAAGTTCATAAATTCTGTGGGAATTCATGACATTCTGTGCTGGTTCTGTGATCCATTCTAATAAATATTGTACCTCTAGTTCGGGTTTAGGCTTATGAACTTTTGGAGGGAGGATCTTTTCTTTGCGGTTGCTCTCAGCTTTTAAATCATTGTTTGTTTTTGCTTCTTTGACTTCTTTCGCTGTTTTTTCGCCCTTTGTGAGTTTTGGTTTATATTCTTTTGAATACCCACGGCTGCTTTTGCTGTTTTTACTTTTCATATCTTTTTTATCAC